CCTGAAGGCGGAGCTACCGCCCTCTAAGTGGAATGCACAGTATCAGCAGAACCCTACCGCAGAGGAGGGTGCGCTGGTCAAGAAGGAGTGGTGGAGGATCTGGGATAAAGACAGACCGCCTCCTTGTGAGTTTGTTATTCAGTCTTGGGACACGGCGTTTCTTAAGACTCAAAGGTCAGACTATTCGGCCTGTACAACGTGGGGCGTCTTTTATGCCCCTGACGATGAGGGCCAGACTCAGCCCAACATTATCTTGCTGGATGCTTACAAAGAGCGTCTGGAGTTTCCAGAGCTTAAGCAGAAAGCGTTTGAGATGTGGCAGATGATGGAGCCTGATGCGTTTATTGTGGAGGCAAAGGCGGCTGGAACCCCATTGATATTTGAGCTACGGGCAATGGGTATTCCGGTCTCTGAGTACACGCCATCAAGAGGTAATGACAAGATTGCTAGGGTTAATGCCGTGGCAGACTTGTTTGCTTCTGGTAACGTGTGGTGTCCAGAGACTAGGTTTGCAGAGGAAGTGATAGACGAGTTCGCGGCTTTTCCTGTTGGTGAGCACGACGATCTGGTGGATTCCTCGACGCAGGCGCTACTGAGATTTCGTCAGGGCGGCTTCCTTAGACTTCACAGCGATGAAGAGGATGAGCCTTTTTATGGCGGAAAAGCCAGCTATTATTGATCTCGATGAAGAAGAACAAAAGATCGAGGCTGAGATTAGGGAGTGGTCTTCTAACGTCATTGAAGTTCCAAACCCTAATTTTAATAATATCCCCACTTGTCCCTATGCTAAAGCAGCTTGGGAGAAGGATTTAGTAAAGATTGTTTTTGATCATGAAGGCAAAGATGATCAGCTTTTAAAATATGTTTCAAATTACGATGATGACTACGATGTCGTTATCATTGTAGAAACTAATTATCCTGATGATCATGATGGATACCACGAAGCTTTAGACAATATTAATAGTTTAATTAGTCAAAGTTATTGGGGTGATAATGATTTATGGGTAATGGGCTTTCATCCTATGGATGGTGAAAGTGAGTTTTTACAGGCGGGAGAGGAAGACGAATCTGAGGTTTTTGAACCGATATCAGAATACAGTTATGGTATTGTTTTCATTCAGAGACTGTCGCTTCTTGAAGAAGCCTCTATAAGTTTGGAGAAAGCTGGTTATTACGATGCCTACAAAGGCAGTCCTGATATCCAAGAAATGTATAGCACTCGTAGAAGTTATTACAGGAGAATGCAAAATGCGAAAAAAAACTATGTCCGGGGGAAGGAAAGCTTCAAAAAAAATGATGGCAGGAGGAAGGAAAGCTTCCAAGAAAATGATGGCCGGAGGTAAAAAAGCATCTAAAAAGATGATGGCCGGAGGAAGAAAGGCTTCCAAAAAGATGATGGCAGGCGGCAGAAAGGCCTCCAAGAAAATGATGGCTGGTGGCAGGAAAGCTTCTAAGAAGATGATGGCCGGCGGTAGGAAAGCCTCAAAGAAAATGATGGCTGGCGGGAAGAAGACTGCCAAGAAGATGAAGTAATTAATGGCTATTGAAAAGTCTTTAGTCAGCAATCCGCTTGATGTAGATGGCGAGGAAGCTGTTCAAGTTAATATAGTTAACCCAGAGGCGGTCTCTGTTGAGACTGAAGATGGTGGCGTTATATTTAACTTTGATCCTGATAATCCAATGATGGGTAGTATGGATCACGGCGCTAACCTAGCTGAATACATTGAGCCAGAGGTTCTCGATGCGATTGGGGCGGATCTTGTTGGTATGTACAATGCCGACAAGGATAGCCGCTCTGATTGGGAAGAGTCCTATGTTAGAGGGTTAGATCTTCTAGGATTGCGATTTGAAGACAGGACTATGCCTTGGGCAGGAGCTTGTGGTGTGTTTCACCCGATGCTCTCTGAGGCGGTAGTTCGATTTCAGGCACAGACTATACAGGAAATCTTTCCTGCTAGTGGGCCAGCCAAGACCTCTATCGTTGGCAAGCTTACTGACGATAAGGTCAAGCAAGCTCATCGTGTTCAGGACTACCTGAACTACCTGATGACAGAGAAGATGTCGGAGTATCGCTCTGAGACTGAGAAGCTTTTGTTCTCTCTACCCATTGCGGGTTCTGCTTTCAGAAAGGTTTACTACGATTCTAACCTTGGCAGGCCGTGCAGTATGTTCGTTCCTGCTGAGGACTTCGTCGTTAGCTACGGTGCGTCTGATCTAAAGACTTGTGAACGTGCCACACACGTTATGAAGAAGACTCCTAACGAGATTAGGAAGCTTCAAGTGTCTGGTTTTTATAGAGATGTTGACCTTCCTACCCCCACTCCTGACATTGGACAGATTCAGGAGGAGTACAACAAGCTAACGGGTAGCAATGTTAACTACGAGGTTGACCAAAGACACACTCTTTTGGAGATGGTTGTTGATTATGACCTCCCCGGATTCGAGGATACACAGGGTGGAGAGCAAACTGGCATAGCTTTACCCTATGTAATCACCATCGATAAGGGTTCTCGCAAGATTTTATCGATAAAACGCAACTGGAATGAGGAAGATCCGCAGAAACTGAAGGTGGAACACTTCATTCACTACACATATTTACCCGGATTGGGCTTCTATGGCTTCGGATTAGTCCACATGATTGGCGGATTGAGCAAATCTGCTACCTCATTGCTGCGACAATTGGTGGATTCAGGCACTTTAGCCAACCTTCCGGGTGGTTTGAAGGCCCGTGGACTCAAGATTAAGGGTGATGACACCCCAATTATGCCGGGAGAGTTCCGAGATGTGGACGTTCCGGGCGGTGTTATCCGCGATAACATCACATTTATGCCTTATAAGGAGCCGTCTAACGTCCTTTATCAGCTATTAGGCGACATTGTCCAAGAAGGGCGGCGATTTGCCTCCTCAGCAGACGTAAAAGCCTCTGATATGAACTCTCAAGCGCCCGTTGGTACGACTTTGGCGATACTTGAGCGCGAAATGAAGGTGTTAAGCGCCGTTCAGGCCCGTGTTCACCACTCTATGGGCGCTGAATTAAAGATTTTAAGCAGAATTGTTAGGGATTACGGCCCAATGCGCTATCCATACGACGATTCTGAAGAGCCTTTGATGGCTCAGGACTTCGATGATCGTGTTGATATCATTCCTGTCAGCGATCCGAACAGTGGAACGATGGCCCAGCGCATAATGCAGTATCAAGCTGCGCTGCAACTATCCGCTACCGCTCCACAAATGTATGACCTACCACTACTTCATCGTCAAATGATAGAAGTATTGGGCATAAGGGATGCCGAGAACATTATTCCAACTGATAAAGACATCAAGCCTACAGATCCTGTCACTGAAAACATGATGATCATGATGGGAGAGCCTGTTAAAGCCTTCGCATATCAAGACCACGAGGCTCACATACAAACTCATATGGCTGCTATGGAAGATCCTAAGATTGTTAAGATGCTTTCAATGGCCCCAGATGCAAAAGTGAAGCAGGCGGCTATGATGGCACATATAGCAGAGCACGTTGCTTTCCTCTATCGACAACAGATAGAGAAAGAACTAGGTGTTGAACTGCCTCCGTTAAATGAGCCATTGCCAGAAGATATCGAATTGAGGCTATCCAAGCTCGTTGCTCCCGCTGCTGCACAACTTACCGGCAAGGACAAGCGAGAGATGGAAGCTCAACGCATACAGGAGCAGATGCAAGATCCTGTCATCCAGCTCCAGCAAGCAGAGTTGCAGCTTAAGGCGAAGCAAGCTCAAGACAAAGTCCAAACCGATATGGCTAGGATTCAGGCGGATCTCGCAAAGAATCGAGAGAAGACTGAGCTTGAGAGAGACAAGCTTTCTCAAGAAGCCAAGGTTGAAGGCGCTAAGTTGGGTGTTCGCATAGCTGAAGACGCATCCAGAGAAGAAATCGAGAAGTCTCGAATGAAATCAAAGGATTTGCTTGACGGCGTTAAGGTTGGTGTCGATATAGCTAAGGAGCTATCTGGTGAGTGATGTTTTTAGTAATAATGCTTTAAAAGTTTTGCGAGATAATTACCGGCGAATGATGAACGAGATAAGCGATCACATTAGCACGGGCAGTTGTAAAACATATGATGAATACTCTAAATGCTGCGGGATTATTGAAGGTCTTGCTATGGCTGAGAGAGAACTTCTTGATCTGAACGAACGGATTGAGAAGGCATAGTTCTCCGCATATTGCGGTGCAAGGTGACTCTGGACACCATTTTCCAGTGCGAAAGGAATGGACATGAGCGAAGCTGCTACAGTCGAGATTGGTTCTGTTAAGGTGGATGGCGACACAAAGGGCAATCTGGAGGAATGGACAAACACAGATAAAGCCCGTCAGTTGCCTGACCCCACTGGATACAAGATATTAATCATTATGCCTCAAGTTGATGAAAAGACTGAGGGCGGAATTATTAAGGCACAAGAAACAATGCACCTTGAAGAGGTGGGTTCTATTATTGGTTTTGTGCTGAAACTTGGCCCCGATGCTTATCAAGATAAAAAGAAGTTTCCCAACGGCCCTTATTGCAAGGAGGGAGACCTTATCTTAATGAGATCTTATTCGGGTACTCGATTCTCTATACACGGGAAAGAGTTCAGGTTAATTAATGATGACAGCGTTGAAGCTACTGTCCAAGAAGCAAGAGGCATTAGAAAAGTATGAGCGACGAACAGTTCCAAGAATCAAGCAGTGAAGACAAGTTCTTTGGTGTAAAGACTCAAATCAGCAAGAAAGCCGAGCCTGCTCCTGTTGAGGATGCTGGTGATATTGAAGTTAAGATTGTTGATGACACTCCGCCAGAGGATAGAAACCGTCCCACTTTTAGTGATGACACCCCTGCTGATGACGGTATCACAGAGGAAGAGCTAAAGAATTATACAGGGTCTGCTCAGAAAAGAATCAACAAGCTTAGGGCGATTAACAACGATGATCGTCGAAAGCGAGAGCAAGCTGAGAAAATGCGAGATGAGGCTGTTCGCGTTGCTCAGGAGCTTGTGGAGAAGAACAAAGCCCAGCAGGATATGCTGGATCGCGGCGAGTCTGCTCTTATTGATTCTGTAAAGCAAAAGGCAAAGGTTGACTATGAAACTGCAAAGCAGAATTACAGGTCAGCTTATGAGGAAGGCGATACTGAGAAGATAGTAGCTACTCAAGAAGCTATGAACCTTGCTCAATATGAGCTTAAAGATATTGAAAGAAAAGAGCAGGGTAAGATTTTTGCTCAAAAAGCAAGAGAGGCTCAAGCAAAACAGGCTCAGGCTCAACCACAGCAACCAGTTCAACCACAGTTTACTCAAAAACAAATCAATTGGTTTGAAGCGAATAAGTGGTATGTACAGCCTAAAGACAACCAAGAAAAGAAAATGCAAAAAGTTGCCACCGCTACTGATAATTATCTTCAAGAGGTGGAAAGGTTAGATCCTGAAAGCGATGAGTATTACAATACAATCGATCAGACAATGCGTAAGTATTTTCCTGAATACTTTGGTGAAGATGTTCGTTCTGGGAGCGAGGCTCCATCGACACCAAGTAGGGTAAACGTGGTGGCCCCAGCCAATAGAAATAATGGCGCAAAACCACGCACAGTAGAGCTAACTCCTACCGCAGTCGCCCTCGCAAAGCGGCTCGGACTCAGTAATGAGCAGTATGCTAAATCATATGCCAAGCAACTCCAAAGAGGTAGATAATGGCTGAACAGCGCACACCACGCTCTGAAGAGAGCAGAGATAGTGAAACTAGAGCGTCCGATGCTTGGACTCCAGCTTCGGTATTACCAGTTCCTGCACCTAAAGACGGTTGGGTATTCAGATGGATACGAACAAGCGTTCTGGGACATTCGGATAATACTAACGTCTCTCAGAAAATGAGGGAGGGCTGGGTTCCAGTTAAGGCTGATGATCATCCAGAGATGCAAGTCATGTCTGATGTTGACTCAAGATTTGATGGCAACATTGAGGTTGGCGGATTGCTGCTTTGTAAAGCTCCCAAGGAGGAGATGGACAAAAGATCAGCTTACTACCAGCAGATGGCGGCATCTCAGATGGAGTCTGTGGACAATAGTTTCATGAGAGAAAACGACCCCCGTATGCCCCTGTTAAAACCAGATCGCACTACGAGGACTCAATTTGGTAAAGGCTGACTCCATTAGGTTCGGCCTTAAACAATCGAGGTAATTATCGATGGCTGCAACCGCATCCCCTATGGGAGCGGAACCAGTTGGCACTTTGTCTGCCAGCGGTTCTTTCTCCGGCAAGGTTCGGCATATCAAGATAGCTAGTGGTTACGCCACTAATATCTTCTATGGTGACTTTGTAAAAATGGTATCTGCCGGTGTTGTTGAAAAAGACACAGGCACATCTACCTTAACTCCTGTTGGTGTATTTATGGGCTGTGCTTTTACAGACCCTAACACTAAGCAGAAAACTTTTTCTCAGATATGGCCTGCCAGCACAGTTGCTGCTGACGCAGTTGCGTATGTGATGGATGACCCTGACGCTGTTTTCAGGATGCAAAGTGACGAGGCTCTCGTCCAAAGCGATCTTGGTAACAACGTGGGTGTAGTCCAGACGGCTGGCTCGACTGATATTGGCCGAAGCAAGAATGCTTTGGATGGTTCAACTGCTGCAACAACTAACACTCTTCCTCTGCGAATTGTGGAATTTGTTGACGGCCCAGACAGTGCAGTAGGCGATGCCTTTACTGACGCCTTGGTTTTCATTAACTTCGGTGATCATCAGTATCGTCAGCATACTGGCACAGGCACATAAGGAGACTAGCAAATGGCTATTTCAAGAGCGCAAATGCTCAAAGAGCTACTGCCGGGTCTTAACGCCCTGTTTGGCTTAGAGTATGAAAAGTATGAAGACGAGCACACGATGATTTACGAGAGTGAAGCATCAGAGCGTTCGTTTGAGGAAGAGGTCAAGCTCAGTGGTTTTGGAGCGGCTCCTGTGAAAGCTGAAGGTAGCGCGATATCTTATGATTCCGCTCAAGAGTCTTTCACTGCTCGCTACAACCACGAGACCGTTGCGATGGGATTCAGCATCACAGAAGAAGCTATGGAGGATAACCTCTATGACTCTCTGTCTGCTCGTTATACCAAAGCTCTGGCTAGAGGTATGGCCTATACCAAGCAGGTTAAATCTGCTTTTCCACTTAACAATGGTTTCAGCAACGCCTTTCAATCTGGCGATGGTGTTAACTTGTTTACTGCTGTTGGCGAT